AACTAGATGACGCTAACGGTAATCTAAAAACTAGATAACGCTAACGATTATTTAAAAACTAGATGACGCTAACGGTTATCTAAAAACAAGATGACTGTAAATTATATGATTAAAAAAGAATGTAAAAAATGATACATAAAATATAAATAACATAATATTATAAATATAAAAAAATGCAAGAATTATTGAACTTTATTTTTGATTTAAAAAAAAAATATTACAAGAGAGGTTCATATTTATATGATGTCCCAGAAGAGATTCCTATTCAAGGTAACTACATAAAATATTATCATTATCCATCAAAAATAAATATTCTCAAATTGACTACTGACATCGAGTTATTTGATCAAAAAATAGAAGTTTTAGTTCATAAGCCCGATGGAATACAGGAAAAATGGGAGTATGAGAATCATTTTGGATTTGGTGGTCATTGTTCAAATTTCAATCCCGAAAAGCTCGTTATCTATTGTCCATCCTATCCAATTTTTTCAATTATGGAGATGCATGAAAAGATTCTTAACAAATATTCTCAACCCAACGAGAATTTGTTAAAAGAGTTATGGGGTTTTCTCATTTTATCCGGTCATATCAATTCAAGAAAAGAAGCTTTAAAAGATCTCGTTGATTACTTTAAAATGAATGGATTCGTCAAGGATACAATCAATGAAAAAGAAGTCGATGAATGGTTCTTATTTGAGCTAGGTGATCTTCAAAAAAGATATCGCTGGTTGAATACAACTATAGAGTCAAAAACAGAAGAGATTACAGATCAAGAAAAGAATGAGAAAAAACAATGTCCAATATGTTACCAAGAATATACAGATGTTGTGAAAACACCATGTGATCACATTTTTTGTAAGAACTGTATTTCTTCTTGGATTGAAACGAATCATACCTGTCCTTGTTGTAGAAAAAGTTTTTAGAATGTAATTAATATATATTTAATGATTAAAATTGTATATTCTGTATAGCGATTATAAAAAAAAATTGAAAATTATTATTATGAATATGTAAATAAAATAATAAAAAGAAAATGAGTGAGCATTTTATTATATGTTGTAAAACTGATGATTTAGATCAATTGATGATAGCTTATCATAAATATAGAGAATATATAAATCGTTCTGTTATATCCAGGGCTTTCATAAAATCTCTTATTTATCAATCAAATAATATAGCACAATGGTTAATAGATATGGATAAAGATTCTTCATTATTAGAGAGTGATTACGATAAGAGAGAGAGTATGGTATATTGTTGTATGAGTGGTAAATTAAAATTTATGAAATATATAAATGATAAATATTGCCCACCGTATTTAAAAAATTTCAATGATGCACTTTTTAGAAAGGCTTGTAGAAAAGGTCAATTAAGAATGGCTAAATGGCTATTAAAAAATAAACCAGATATAGATGTAACATATAAAGACAATAAATCATTTTATCAAGCATGTTTGAATGGTCATTTAAAATTAGCAAAATGGTTAATAAAAATAAAACCAGATATAGATACATCGATTCATAATAGTTTAATATTTTTAGATGTTTGTAGTAAGATAGAAAATATAAAAGTTGCAAAATGGTTATATTCGATACAATCAGATAAAATATTAAAAGATGATAATTTACTTGTTTTACAACATTCTTACTATTATGGTTACTATAATTTATGTAAATGGTTATTACAGATCAAGAATGATTGGGATATAAGTTTTTTACAAGAGAATTATTATCAAAATTTAAGGTGGATAAATGAAAATAATGAAGAATTAAAGTATTTTTTTGATAGATTATTTTTACAATATCATATAAAGAATTATAGGGGATGGTTATCGAAAAGAAAACAATCAATAGAGAATATTGAAAAAAAAGATTGTTCAATATGTTTATCAGTTCCAGAAAATACATATGTAATAACACCATGTGATCATTTATTTTGTGTAGATTGTATAAATTCTTGGATTTCAATTCAAAATATTTGCCCTTATTGCAGACAATTTATATAATCATATTTATGATCATATAGATATATAAAAATTGAAAAATTATAATAAAAATTAATATATAAATTATAAGAAATAATAATATGGTTGAAAATAGAATTGATGTAAGATCTTTATATGAATATTGTGAAAATGGTAATATATCAATGATAATAGAATATTTAGATGAAATAAAAGATATAAAAAAAATAAATAAAGAAGTATTAGAGATAATGTTTATGCAATCATGTGAATTTGGACATATAGAGATAGCAAAATTATTATTAAAAATAAGACCAGAATTGAATATATCATGTGAAGATAATTATGCATTTAATTATGCATGTATAAATAATCATTTAGATATAGCTCAATGGTTATATAGTATAAATCCAAATATTCCGATGATAGATATTGAAATGAAAAATAATGAAATAATTTCTCCGATAAATTTAGCATTAGAAAATAAAAGTATAGATATAATAGATTGGATAAAAGAAGTAAAAAACTTAAATATTCATTGTGAATTTTATCCAAAATTTAATTATGTTTTATTTGATTGTGGTGAATTTTTACCAATAGAAATATTTGAGAAAGAAACTGATAAAACGATATGTCCAAATTGTAAAGAAAAACTAATAGAAGAATCATATATTGAATCAGATAATTGTATTTTAATGTAATATACAAAAATTGAAAAAAATATAAAAAATATTTTCATTAGTAAATTATAATAGAATGTTAATTGAAAGTTTTAAAGAAGTATTTAGAGAGTCAGATATAGATATATTATTTGATTCATTGATAAAAAGTCCAGAATTAATAGATTATGCGTTTAATATAGCATGTGGATATGATGATTATTATGTAATAAGAGGTATATATGATATGAAAGAATATATGGATATATCAGATGGATTTGTATCATCATGTGGAGCAGGTCATATAAATATAATAAAAAAATTATTAGATTTGAAGAAAGATATAAGAGAAGAAAAATATGATGAAGGATTATATTGTGCATGTGTAGCGGGTCAATTAGAAGTTTTTAAATATATATTACAATTAAGACCAAATATATTGCAAAGAGTATCAGTATATGAGAAAGCATATGTAAATGCAGTATTCTCATGTAATCTTGAATTAGTAAAGGAAATAAAGAAATATAAATATAATAAATAAAAATGAGTAGATAAATGATTATAATAAGTAAAAAATTGAATAAATTAATATAAAATTAAATAATTAATTTTATATATATAATCGCAATGACCGTTGAAATGGATTATTCAGATATAAAAATAAATCTTGAAGAAGTATTGGAAAATATAACGTATGATTTCCAATATATAAATTATGGATATAAAGATTATGTAAAAGATATAATATCAAAGAATGATATAGAATTTTTTAAATATTTATGTGAAAGAACATTGAAGATATTAGAGGATGATGAGTATAAAATACAGAAAAAGACTTTAATAACGAATATAATAACGGATTGTTTGGTGGAGAAAATAAATATGGATATGTTGAAGTATATATTAGATAATTCAGATTTAAAAAGGAGTGTTGATATAGAAAAATTATTTATGTCAGCGATCTATCATAATAATTTTGAAGTAATAGAATATTTAATAAGTATAGATCCAACAAAATGTTATAGAAATATAGATAAATATTGGGTATTTGATACGATAGTAGATAGGGGTTTATTAGATATGATGAAATATTTTTTTAGAGAAAGACCAGATATATATGATTTAAGTTTGCTAGATTATGAGAGTTTTTTTTATGGTTCTATTTATAGAGGTAATATATCATTATTAAGGTATATAAAAGAGATAAAACCGGAAATAAATATAATAAATACGACATCAGAAAATACAAGTATTAATCATAAATATTTACATGGAGCAGTCTATTATGGTTTTTATGAAATAGTAATACAGTTATTAGAATGGTATCCAAAAGATATAGATTGTAAAGAATACATAGATAATGAATTAATGAATTGTGCATGTAGTGGAAAAAATATAAATATAGTAAAATTATTATATAGTTTAAATCCAGATAAAAATATAATAGATATAGATTGTTTTAAGACATTATTTAGGAATGGATCATTAGATATATTAAAATATTTATTAGAATTAAATCCAGAAATAGATATAAGTGATAAATATATAATAAAATCTGTGTTTTTAGATGGACATTATGGAATCATAGAGTTTATATATGAGACGAGGAAGAATTTAATATATAATTTAAATAAGAAGGATTTTGAAGAAATATTTTTATATTCGTGTATAAATAATTATATAGATATAGTAAAATTTGTATATGAGAAAGTAGAAGATTTTGATATATCATTTGAAGAAGAAATTTCATTTATAGAAGCATGTAAATATGGTAATATAGAAATAGTAGAGTTATTATATGAATGGAAGCCGACAATAAATATGGATGTAAATAATGGTATATTATTAAAAACAATATGTAGTCATGGTCATTTAAAGATATTAAATAAGATATTTGAATTTAGACCAGAAAAGAAGGTAATAACGGAGGAGATATTTTTAAGTGGTATAAAGTCAAGAAATATAGAAATGGTAAGACAATTATATGAATGGAATCCGAAAATAAATTTATCATATTGTGATAATATATTTTTCAAACAATGTTTTGAGTATATCCATACACGGTATTATTTTGAAATATTAAAACAGTTATGTGAATGGAGTCCAGAATTTAGATTATCTACAATTAGTTCAGAAAAAATAATAAATTATTTTAAGGGTGATGTAAAAAAAAATGTATATGAAGATTTCTATAGGATAGATAAAGATATATATAATGAAGAATTATTTACACATGCAGCATATATAGGTAATAATAAGTTATTAAAATATATAAAGGAAATAAAGCCGGATATAGATATTTCATATGATAATGAGAAAGCATTAAGTAATGCTTGTAATCATGGAAATTTAACAACAGTAAAATTATTATTTAATTGGAAAAATAGTATAAATTATAGAATAAATGATAATTCGATCATAAAAAAGGTATGTAAGAATGGATATGTTCATATATTGAAGGAATTTTTGAAAAGGACTAAAGATATAGAAGAAAATTTGATAAGAGAATGTATAAAATTATCTGTAGATAATCATAGATCAGAAATATTAGAATATTTACATAAAGAATATAAAGAATTAGTAGAGAAAGATATAAAATATCATTTTGAATATTCGATAAAGAGAGAATATATATATATAGTAAAGTTAATATATAATTGGAATCGAGAAATTGTAGATGAATATTTTAAATTGAATGCTAAATTATTAAGTAAGAATATGAGAGAATATTTTAAAAAGTTAGGTTATGTGTTACCGGTATGTTGGAAAGAAGAAAAGATAAATTCAGATGAAGATGTAACATGTTTAATATGCACAGAAAATATAAAAGAATATTTAAAAACTCCGTGTGGTCATGTATATTGTGAAAGATGTATAATGGAATGGATAAAGATCAATGAGATTTGTCCGTATTGTAGATCAGCAATATAGAAAATATATAAAATAATTATAAAAATTATAAAAATATAAAATAAATATTTTTATAAAAATGTATTTCTGACTTTAGCCATGTATTTCTGATTTTAGTCATGTATTTCTGACTAAAATGTATTTCTGACTTTTTGGTATTTCTGACTATAGCCATGTATTTCTGACTTTTATGTATTTCTGACTTTTATGTATTTCTGACTTTTTGGTATTTCTGACTTTCATGTATTTCTGACTTTTTGGTATTTCTGACTTTCATGTATTTCTGACTTTTTGGTATTTCTGACTTTTTGCATGTATTTCTGACTTTTTGCATGTATTTCTGACTTTTATGTATTTCTGACTTTTTGGTATTTCTGACTTTCATGTATTTCTGACTTTTTGGTATTTCTGACTATTTGGATGTATTTCTGACTTTTATGTATTTCTGACTTTTATGTATTTCTGAGGTTGCGAAGCAACCAACCTTCGGTGACTATTTTCATGTATTTCTGACTTTTTGGTATTTCTGACTATTTGGATGTATTTCTGACTTTTATGTATTTCTGACTATTTGGATGTATTTCTGAGGTTGCGAAGCAACCAACCTTCGGTGACTATTTTCATGTATTTCTGAGGTTGCGAAGCAACCAACCTTCGGTGACTATTTTGATGTATTTCTGAGGTTGCGAAGCAACCAACCTTCGGTGACTATTTTCATGTATTTCTGAGGTTGCGAAGCAACCAACCTTCGGTGACTATTTTCATGTATTTCTGAGGTTGCGAAGCAACCAACCTTCGGTGACTTTTTGGTATTTCTGATTATTTATAAAAATTGATAAAAAATATATAAATATTCATATGTAAATTCATATATCAAAAATGAGTTCTCAAATATTAGATTTAGATGGTGAATTTATTTATACAAAAGAAACATATAATGGTAAGCGATTTTTTCAAAAAATGATTCCTGAAGAGTATATAATTGAAATTGAAATTTATGACTTTGTAAAATCTCATAATCATCCTAATATATGTAATTGTTATTTAATTGACCATGAAAATAAAACTATTACTATGGAATTCTTAAAAACTTATCTACCAATACCATATAAAGCTATTGATATAATGAGATCACTAAAAAGTTTTCTACAATCAAACGGTATAGTTTATTTAGATTGGAAACCAGATAACATAGGAATAGATGAAAAAGGAGTCATTAAATTATTTGATTTCAATTCCTCTAGTTTCTTTCAAAATCAAGAATTCATTCCTAATGATTCTTTTATTTTTGAAGATTTTATCACTAAAACCCCATATACAACTCCAATTGAATGCGATAATTGGAAATTTGAAGAAAATTTTGTTAAAAGTATGATAAAAGATCAAAAGTAAAAATATTTTTATATAAATAAAAATGTTTTTTTATAATTTATAATTAATTTATTTATTCTATATAAATTTTCTACAAAAAGGACAACTAAAATTTGTATTCAACCAATTTGTTAAACATTTTTTACAGAATTTATGATTACAAGGGGTTATTATATAATATTCATTCTCTTCATTACATATACTACATATGAAACCTAATTCATTGAATGAATTATTTAACCAAGATCTTTTTTTTTTAATATAAATATTAAATAAATTTTTAATATCATCATTATCTTCAATCATTTCAAACATTTTATTTGTTTTTAATATTTCAAAATCTATATTTGGTCTCTTATCTAAAATATATTCAACTATGGATAAATAATTGCTATAACATGCATGTAATAAAGCAGTATAATTTTCCATTGATATATCTAAATCAGGATGATATTCAAAAAATAATTTAACTAAATCTAAATTACCACTCATACATGAAAATTTAAAACACAATCCATTGCATATTAACATATTTATATCTGGTTTTATTTCTAAAAAATATTTAGCTATATGATAGTGACCATATTCACAAATCATTCTAAAAGGTATTTCATAATGAAATGATAAATTAATATCAGGAAACCATAATAATAATTGTTTAATTAAATCTAAATTACCACTTTTTATAGCATTACATAATATATCACTATTAATAAATGATGTTTGTTCATAATTTGAATAATTTATTGTAGGATTCCATTCATATAGTTGTTGAACTAATTCTAAATATCCTCCTTTACAAGCTGATATAAAATTATATTTATATAAATTTTTATCTAATAACCAATCAGGAAAATATTTATATAATAATTTTAATAAATGTAAATTTCCATTTTCACATACAATATAGAAATTATTAATAAAATCTTCTTTTGTATATAAATGTAAATATTTTTCTAGTATTAAGTTTATCATATCTATAAAATTATTTTTAAATATAGTATTTAATATCTTACATTTTTTTATATCAATAGAAGGATCATATTCTAATAAAAATTTAATTATTTCAAATTGATTATTTTGACAAGAGTGTTTAAAAGCATCTTCAATAATAAATTGTTCGGGTCTTTTATTATTATTATGATTTAATAATAATTTTACAATTTCTATATAACCTTTACTACATGCAATTCTAAAAGGAAAGAAATCACATTGATATATATCAATATCAGGTTTAAAATGTAATATACATTTTACAATATCAATATAACCTTTTTCACAAGCTAAACATAATCCAATATTATTATTATCAGTTATATTTAATGTAGGATAAACTTCTAATAAAAATTGTAAAATATTTAAATAACCAAATTCACAAATATATTCAAAAGATTTTGTAAAGCATTTATCAGTTAATAAAATATTTTTATTATCTTTAATATTATTTAAATAAAATAAAAATTTCACTAATTCTAATTTACCGCTTTTACATGAATATATAAAAGGTTTATTATTAGATATACTTAAATTTATATCAGGTTTAATTTGTAATAAATATTTTACTATTTCTAGATGACCTTTCTCACATGCTCTTTTAATTGGTTCTTCTCCTCTAATAGAAATATCTATATCTGGTTTAATTTCTAATAAAAATTTGGCAATATCTAGATATCCCTTACTACAAACAGAACAAAATATATATTCTTCATTAGAAGATATATTTATTTTATGTTTATTTATTTGATAATATTCTTTAACCAAATTAACTTCTCCAAATCTAGTTATTTGTAAAAATTTATCAGTTTCAAAATCCATTTAAAATAATATAAATTATAATATATTATTTTTTACTTTATAAATCAATTTTTTATCTATATTATACTTTAGATCTACAATATGGACATTTATTATTGGTTGATATCCATCTTTCTATACATCCTTTACAAAATTTATGATTACATGGTGTTTCAATATATTCATTTTTTTGTTCTGAACATATAGGACATTCTATAAGATTGTTAGAATTTTTTATAATATCGATCCATTTTAGAGGTAATGTATAACCTAAACTAAGAATATATTCTTTTACTTGTAAATTAATTTTATAAGAATCAATTGTTTCTATCATAGTAGGATTTTTATCTAAAAATAATTTAATTAAATTATAATTTATATTTTTATAATTAGATGCTTTGTAAAAAGCTTTATTATTATTAAATGTCATATCTATATCAGGTTTTTTTTCCAATAACCAATGGATAATATCAATATTTTTATATTTACATGCAATATAAAAGCATAAATTAAAATTTGTAGAACTTTCAATAACAGGGGAAGGTATTTTTTCATATAATAGTTTCAAAATATCTAAATGTCCCCATTTACAGCATTCACGAAAAATGGATTTATTATAATAAGATTCAAAAATATCAGGTTTAATTTCTAATAACCATTGAACTACTTCAATATGATTTTCAATACAACTAAAAGTAAAAGCGAAATTATTTAAAATAACTATATCAATGTCAGGTTTTATTTCTAATAACCATTTAGCTATATTTAATTTTCCAAAAGTGCAAGCATTACGAAAAGCTCTTTCTTCATTCCTAGATATATCTATATTTGGTTTAATTTTTAATAACCATTTAGAAATTTCTATATTATTATTTGCACAAGAATCTTCAAAAGTTTTTTCATATATATCGGATATATGATTCATTTCTTTATATTTTTCATATATAAATTCTGCTATATCTAAAAATCCATTACTACATGCTGTCGTAAATGCTAGTTCATTAAAAATTTTTATATCAATATCTTCTTTTATTTCAAATAACCATTTAATAATATTTATCTTTCCACGTTTGCAACTGATTAAAAATGCTTGTTCATTTCTATGAGATAAATTAATTCTATCTTTATTTTCATCATAAAAATCAATTAATTCTTGATCTGTTCCATTACAAATTAAATTTTGAAATTGTGATTGAATTTCTCTATTATTTTCATCGATATTATCAAAATTATTAATATTATACATATCTTCGTATAAATTCATAAAATAGGTGTAATCCATGATATAACTAATATATATTATAAATAATCTTTTATATATATTTGTTTTACAGTTTTTACACCTTTGCACATTTAAATGTTACCGTCATCTAGTTTTTAGAATATCGTTAGCGTCATCTAGTTTTTAGAATACCGTTAGCGTCATCTAGTTTTTTACAATATATTTAGAATACCGTTAGCGTCATCTAGTTTTTATTTGTAATAATTTAGTGTCATATATTTAGAATATGTTACCGTCATCTAGTTTTTTACAATATATTTAGAATAGAATTATATATTTTTTTACAATATTATACATATCAAAAAATTGAAATTAAAATACCATAAGCAAAGTAATAGTATAATTATAGAAAGGATACATAAAAGTAGATATGCTAATCATTGAATATAGTAAAGCAAATCAAGATATAATTAAACAAGTTCCAAATATATTACGTGAATCATTAGATGAAGAATATTTCAATTATGATGATGATGGTATATATTTTTTGATTACTGAATATATGAAAAGTGGATATAAGTTTTATTTATTGATAAGAGAAAATAATTTAATAGGTTTAACAGCTACGAATTCATTTAATGATAATATATATATATTATCATTATGTATTTCTAAAGAGTATAGAAGTAAAGGATGTAGTAGAATATTATTAAATTTTGTTGAAAAATTAAACAAAGATAAATTTAATGAAATATATCTAGAATGTAAAGAAATTTTAATAAAATATTATGAAAGTAATGGATATAAATTAACAAATGATAAAAGATATATTCCTACTTTATGTTATTGTAATCTGAATAATATGAATTTGAAATTTCTTGAATCCAATTTTGAAGAACAGAAACAATACTATAAAGGTATAAAATTAGTAAGAAAAATTGAAGGATATCATTTATATTTAATGAAAAAGAAAATAAAAGAATAAATATGATTAATATAAAACATAATCATCACATGTAATAATATTACATAATTCATCTAATTCAGAATTATAATAACCAGATCCTTTAATACCAATTTTTTTTGAATCAATATATTTAATATTGTTAATATTAACTTGTATATATTTATGTTTATCAACACCTATAAAAATCATACAAATATTAGTTTTATTATAAAATTTTATTCTATTGGAAGCAATAATACCATTAAAAATATATAAATTATCTTTTTTTATAAAATAACAATTAGGAAAAAAATCATCATTTATCATATTCCAATATCCATATAATCTTAATTGATCATATACATTATAATTAATTAATTTTTTTCTTCTATTTTTTGCATAAATAGATACATCATCTTTTTTTAGATTAGAATTATAAACATCAACACCGGCTAATCTAGCTTCATATAAATGAACCCATTTTCTATAAGAAGATTGACAATTATTTAATGTGGCTTTCCAAAAATCAAATAGATTATTAGCTTTCATATATGCTAATTTATAAACTAATTGTGCATAAGATAAAGCATGAGATTTACAAAAACTATATCTAGAAAGATTTGATAATTTAGTCATAATTTCTTTTTGTTCAGATTTTTCTAAATTAGAAATCTTATGTTTAAATTCTTGAATTGATTTTTTATCACCTTTTGAAAAAGCTCTTCTATATTTATCAGCTTCATCTTCAGAAACATTAATAAATTTAGAAATAATATCAATAGCATCATCATCAAAAATAATATCATCATTATTAATTTCAGAAATATATTTTGCATTTTTGGCAGCAGGTCTGATAATTGATAAACATATAGCAATATCATAAATAGTTTTAGGTTTAATTTTAATAAAAGCTTTACGAATAAGTGGTGATTCAGCAAGAGTAATACCAATATTATCACCATTTTGTAATAATTTAAAAGTATTTTCATCATATTGATATTCTTCAAAATTAATATTTCTAAATTTATAAATTTCATATAATTGTGAAATAGCTCTACTTGATAATATATCTATTTTAAAATTCTTATCTGATGCTATATCATTTTTATTTAATTTTATTTGTTTAATTGATGATAAATTTTTTTTTAATAATAAATCATCAGGAACTCCATTAGGATAATAAACAATACCTCCACAATGTAAAGAATAGCATTTAAATGTATTTTCTAATTTTAATTTTTCATTATGAATAAATAATTGTTGATCAATATGAAGAGAATTAATTTCTTTATAAATATCAGATTTAGGAATAAATTTATGAATACCAGCATTACGAATAGCTTGTCTAATTGCAGATTTATCATGATAATATACGTGATTACTAATTCTTGCAACTTTACCAGGCCATTTCAATTCTATTTTTAAAAATACTTCATCTCTTAAATTATGTGGAAAATCTAAATCAATATCAGGTAAATTATTTCTGAAATTATTTAAAAATCTTGAGAATTTAATATTATGTAATACTGGATCAATATGACTAATACCTAATAAATAACATATTAAAGATGAACCACATGAACCTCTAGTAACATGAGGTAAATTTTTAGTAATTTTAAGAATATCAATAGCTTGTATAAGATGTGATATAAGATTTTTATTATATAATAAATTAAGTTCATAATCTAATCTATTTTTATAAATATCTGAATCTGGAATATTTCTAATAAAAAAATTTTTTAAATAATCGATTGATAAAATATCAGATTCATTACTATTTAATATTAAAGAATCATTATATAATGTATTATTTGTAATATTCATTTTTAATGAATTTATTTTAATTAATTTATCATTAATATTTGATAATTTATAATTATATTTCCAGGGAAAAATTCCTTCAGGTAAATTTAAATATTCATGTAAATTATTACAAATAGAGAAAGAATTTTTAGCATTAATATCAATAATGAGACCGAATTTTTTTAGATTATTTTTATCTAATCTAAGAACTCTACCAATAGATTGAACAAAAACTTTAGATGATCTATCTTCTACTTTATCTAAAAATATACAACAATCTAAGTTTTTTATATCAGAACCTTCTCTATGTTTAGATGCACAAAATAATATTGCATTTTTATCTGCATCTCTAAAATCATTATATGAAAGATAACCTTGAATATTTTTACTAGTGTCAATACAAATTAAAAAATTATTAAAATGAGTTTTCCATAAATTAGCCATTTCTTTACAATAATTAATCATACCACACCAAACGATTAATTTTTTATAAATAATATTAGAATTATTAATAATATTTTTGATTAAAATAACGATTTCATTAGGATTAATAATATCAGAAGATGAGAACCATTTAATTTTAGGAGGACATATAATATTATCAATAAATGCATCATAAATAGAATAGGATGTTAAAATATTATTAAAAGGTTCAGATAAAAGATTAGGTGTTGCTGAAAAACCTATACATTTAGGTATAGTATTAAGATTTAGTATATAATTATAAAATTCTTTAGTAGTTTTATTAATAATAGTATGACATTCATCATGAATTATTAAATGAATTGGTATATTTATTTTCTTATATTTTTCTGAAGAAACTAAAAATGCTCTATTAATAATTAAAAGAACTGGTTTATTCCAATATATAGAAGTATTTACACTATTATACCAATCTTTTATTTTAATTTTACTAAAATTAAGAATATTAAATTTTTTTATAATATTTGAGAAATTACGATCTTTAATATTTTTACTCTCAAATTGTTCAATTAAAATTGATTTTCTTTCACATATCCACATTATATTATGTTCATTATTAATTTCATTATATTTTGCTATAATATTCATTGCTATCCACGATTTACCTGTTCCAGTTGCATGAAAATGAACACCTGATTTAAAATTATTTTCTAAAGATATTTCTACTGCATTTTTTTGATTTGTTCTTAACATAATAAAGGATAATTACAGTAATTAAAATAAAATATAGTAGAAAAAAATTTTCAATTTTTAGAAAAAATTTGAATAAAAATAATTATAAATATAAGATAATATAAATATATATTATCATTATGCATATCATATTTTTAATTGATAAGTCTTCATCAATGACAAATAATATTGAAGAAACAATAAAAGGATATAATACATTTATAGAGAATCAACAATCATTAGAAGATACAGAGGAGTGTATAGTTAGTTTATATTTATTTTCAACAAATATAGAGATTATATATGAAAAAAGACATTTAGATGATATTATAGAATTAGATAGAAATAATTATAGACCGAATGGATCAACAGCATTGTTAGATTCAATGGGATATATATTAGAAAAAATAAATATTCAAGATAAAACTATTTTTGTAGTTATTACAGATGGACAAGAAAATTCATCAAAAATATATAGAAAAAATAGATTACATGATTTAATTGAAACAATGAAAAATAATGTAGAAATAGTATATATGGGATCTAATCAAGATGCAATATTAGCAGGAGGAAGTATAGGATCTGATGTTAATATAGATTATGATGATATTCAAACACCAAATGTATATCGAGGATTATCTTCAGCAGTAACAAGAATGAGAATTGGTCAATCACCTACTGTAATATTTAGTCCAGAAGAAATTAATAGTTTTAGAAGTCCAGATAGAAGAAATTTAAATCCTTAAAAATATTTACACCATAATCTAAGATAAATATTATAAAAAAATCATAAATTTAATATATTATTAAATTTATAAAAAATAATGAAAAGGTCTAATAATCTACATTTCTAATATTTTTAATATGTTGAAAATAGACATTGTATTCGGGGTATTTATGTAATAATTTTTTAGCATAAAAATCCCATAATTTAAATGTAATTTCATTATTAGGTTTGTTTTCAAATTCTTTAAATGGTTTATAAATTTGGTAATGGTATATAGGACATTTTTTAAATAAGTATTTTTCAATACAACTAGTCCATAATTTGATTAATTTTTTTGACCAATTAGGATATACAGTAAAAAAGATAAGCATTTCATCGATACCTCTACTAAAGAATAAATTTTTAAAAATTTGTTTATAATATTTAGATAAGAAAAGAGCTTTATTATATAATTTTAGAGTAGGTTTAATAAGAAATACAGAACCACGAGTTCCCATACCAGTAATATCAGTAAAACTATCAATAAGGAAAGTATAATCATCATAAATATCAAATAAATAATCAATATTTTTATTAATGACAAGAGATGCATCTAAAAATAAGATACGTTGATAATCAATAAGTCCAAAAGATTGTAATTTTGTTGGATAAATAGATATATTTTTATAATGTTTAAAAACATCAGTAAAATGTTCTTTAAATTTATATGAATCAGTTTGGATTAAATCAATACCATAAACGACATCATATATTTTTAAAATATTATCAATAGAATTTTTAGAAACACCAGGGAAATATTTTTCTTCATTATTAATAATAACAGTAGTAGGTTTATCTTGAACCATGCAAATTAAATTAAATTTATTATTATTACTTTTAATAGAGTATCCTAAAACAAGAAGAGATGGAATATATGATTCATCAGCAAAAATAAGACTACTATAAGCATAATTAGTTTTAGTAAAATTATTAGGAGATACATATTTTCTGAAATTAGGTTTAATTAAATTTTTATTATTAAAATTATCAAATTCTTTATCAATATAATTAATTTTAGGGATCATTTTTTCAAAAGATACTTTTGTTTCTTTACTTATAATTTTATCTTTTTCTTTATTCATATAAAAATGATTAGTATATATAATAAAAATAAAAGATTATAAAAATAATTAAATATAATTAATTAGATAAACATACAAAAAATATGTGTGAAAATTATTATAAAAATTTTATTAATGGTTATATATCAGGAGTAGTAGCAATCATAGTTTCGCATCCAATAGATACGATAAAAACAAATATTCAAGAAAAAAAAGAAATAAATATTAATATAAGGAGTTTATATAGAGGTTTATTAGCACCATTGGTGGGTGTAGGATTAGAAAAATCAATAGTATTTGGAATATATGAATCAACAATAAAATATACAAATAGTGATATAATAAGTGGTGGATTAAGTGGATTATCGGCATCATTTATAGTAACTCCATTTGAAAGAATAAAAATATTATTACAGACGAATCAAATAATAGATAAAAAATTAATAAATCCTAGATTTTTATTTCAAGGTTTGAGTGCAACATTTTATAGAGAAACACCTGGTTTTGCAATATATTTTTCAACTTATAATTATTTAAAAAAATTAAGATATGATTTCTTATCGAGTCATTATTTAGATTTAAAAAATATACCTAATATTACTTCAAAAGAATCATTTATATTTGGGGGTATATCTGGTTGTATATCTTGGATATTCATATATCCTCAAGATAGAATAAAAACGCATTTACAAGCTTGTAAAGAAAGAAATTTAGGTTTAAGAGATGGTTTTAGAGAGGTTCTTAAAGAAGGGGGATATAGAGGATTATATAGAGGATTTCATTATGCATTAATGAGAGCAATACCATTACATGCTACTACATTTATGACAATGGAATTATGTAAAAAATACTTATAAGAAAAAAATGTATATCTAAAGTAATATAAAAAAAAATGAAAAATATTATATTAATAATATGATTAATATAAAATATAATAAAAAAATGACAAAATTTTGGTTTAATTTTGTTATTGTTGTATTCTTTTCTTGTCTGTATGCTTATATTCAACATAAAGAAATTATAGCAACAAAAGAGCAACAAAAACAGGCTACAGAAATAGTTGAATTTATTCTTAATATATTTAGATTACTATTTCATATGAGTCATTAATTTATTTCTATTCTTATTTATAAATTTTTTATAATAAATAATTTATTCTTTATATGCGTCTTCTACAATAGGGACAACAAGAATTAATATGAATCCATGTTTGAATACAACTTTTACAAAAAGAATGATTACATGGTGTTTCAATATATTGGTTTATATGATTACAACATATAGGACATTCTATTAGATTATTACTTTCTTTTAAGATATCAGACCAATGAGGTGTTAAATAATATCCTAAATTAATAATAAATGATTTAATATTTACTGGTATATCATTTCCATCGATAAAATTAATGACAGAAGGATTAAAATCTAGTAAAAATTTAACTAAATCTGTTTTTCCTGATCTGCAAGCAAAATAAAAAGATCTAGCATTATTGTAAAATATATCAATATTTGGTTTTACTTGGAGTAAATATTTTACTATATTTAAGTTTCCTTTACTACATAT